ATCAATACCATATTCCGCAGGTCCTGCACAACTTGTTAAGGTAACTGTAGGATTCTACTACGAGTATAGTCATTTAATGACCTTCTGATAAGTTGCTATATAATATACTGATTTTATAAATTATGCCATTACCTGAGATTGCTACGCCAATCTATACATTATCCATACCTTCCTCAAAGAAGAGAGTAAAGTATAGACCATTTCTTGTCAAAGAGCAGAAGTTGTTAATATTGGCATTAGAGAACGACGACCAAGAGCAAATACTAAACGCTATAACAAAAACTATATCAGACTGTCTAATCACAAAAGTTAATGTGAAAGACTTATCCTTATTTGATATAGAATATCTTTTCTTACAAATACGTGCTAGATCAATCAGTGAGGAGATTGAAATGAAAGTTACGTGTCAAGATGATGGTGAAACAACTGTAGATGTAAAGTTTATGGTCAATGACGTTAAAGTCAATTTTCCTAAAGGTCACACTAATATTATTAAATTATCTGATGAACTTACTGTCGAGATGAAGTATCCTGATTTAGAATACTTTACTAAGATTAACTTTATAGGTGAAGAACCAGATCCATATGAGTTAGTTGCCAAGTGTATAAAAAGAGTATATGTTGGTGAAGATGACTACTCTCCTGATTCTGTCGAAGAATCTAGAGCATGGGTAGAGGGATTAACTAACTCACAATTTGATGGCATACAAGAGTTTTTTGAAACAATGCCAAGTCTAAAACATGTATTGAAGGTTAAAAACCCCAAGACTAAAGTTGTAAATGAGGTTGTATTAGAAGGATTATCTGATTTTTTCGCATAGCCCTCTTTCACGAGGGCATCATGCAGTTCTATCAAACTAACTTTTCTCTCGTACAACACCATAAATATAGCTTGACAGATGTTGAAAATATGATGCCTTGGGAACGTGAGGCATATGTGAATATGTTAGCAGCTCATCTTCAAAAAGAGAGAGATCGCATCGCTGAGGAACAACGCAGATCCTAATGGACACTACCAAAGTACTTAATTTCTTCAAGAAGGCAGCAAAGAACCTTGCGTCTGGAGTAGCTGGTGCTGTCACAAAAACAGATAAGGTTAAATTAATTCCTGCTATAGCACCTATACCCATGGATGCTGTAGATAAGTCATATGGAACAACAGAACCAATAGAGAGACCAGAAGACGAAGAAAAATATGAAGAGGTAGTAGTAAGAGCAATAAAAGAAATAGCACAACAGAGAAGTTTGCCATATGAAAAGAAACCAGAAGTTGCACTTGCAAAAGGTGGTTTTGTAAAGAGAGAAACTATTGCTAAGGTAGGTGAAAAAGAACCTGAGATAGTAACTCCCGTCAAAAACTACGGAAAGTCAGTAGAAGTAGTATATAAACAGGGTGCAGCGTTAATCATAAGTTCGTCTCTTGGGTTTTTAAAAACACTACCTCCATCCCCTGCAAGAGCAAGTGTAGTAGCAGAAGCAAATAGACTAAAGACATTCTTTGGCATAGCTGAGACACCAAAACCACAAAAGACAATAGGATTGAAAGCACCACTAGTATGGTGGGGTGGTAAGAAACAAACTGCAACTGGTGCACCTATTAAGAAAGCAGCAACAAAAGAAGGTGGAAAGAAAGGCGGTGGCGGTGGTTTTAATCTAGGTTCATTAAAAAGAAGTTTTGATAATGTCAAGAAGTTAGGTAAAAAGTTAAAGATAGGAAAACGATTTAAGAATTTAAAGTTAGGCAAAAAGTTAAGAACTATAGTAGCTGGTGGTAAAAAGGCAGCTAAAGGTGCAACAAAAAGTATATCTAAAGTTGCGAAATCTGGTACAAAGTTAGTCAAAGGTGCAAGTAAGGCAGGAAAAGCACTACTTAAAAAAGGTGCTAAGAAAATTGCTGCAAAAGTAGGTGGTAAAGCAATAGCAAAGGTGGGTGCAAAGGCACTAGGTAAAGGATTATTGAAGAAAATACCTTTTGTTGGCATGGGTGCAGGACTATTGTTTGCAGGACAAAGATTGATGGCGGGTGATTTTAAAGGTGCGATGATGGAAGCAGCATCTGGTATAGCATCTACAATACCTGGCGTAGGAACTGCTGTATCAGTAGGACTTGACGCTGCACTTGCTGCTAAAGATATGGGCGTATTGCCAGGTCAAAAGCAAGCAGAACAACAACAATCTGGTGTTCAAGCACCTGATCCCTCAACAGACATGTATGGTAGACCTATCATATTGAACCCATCCACTGAGAAAGCATGGAAGAAAGCAGTTAACGCTGCAGCAAAAGATGGTATCAACTTGCCTATGAGTGTGACATCTTCATATAGAAGTCCAGAACAACAACAAGCATTAATAGATGCAGCTGATGCGGGCGATGAGAACGCCATAAATCCTGCACCTGTAGGACAGTCACCACATGGACAAGGTTGGGCAATTGATATTGACTATTACTCAAAAGCAAATGAGTGGATGAGAGAAAAAGGTAAAAAGTTTGGTTTCCAATGGCAAGGTGAGGGAGATCCAGTTCACTTTGATTTCTATAACAATGAACCGAATGATAAATGGTTAAGACCTGGCAAAAATAAGTGGATTCCTAATCTTAATGATCCTGTTGGTGCACCATCATCAGGTTCTACTTCTCCTGCTCAGAAGAAAGATACTGCAAGTATTACTGCACCTGGCACCATGCCACAGTCAGTATCAACTCTAAATAATGAACCAGTCAATGTTGGAACTGGTGGTGGAGGTGGTATGACAAAAGGTGCAGTGTTACCTGGCGGTGTACAAATTGTTTATGTTGACAGACCAGCTACTATGCCACTAGGTAGTCCAGAATTCAACGAGTGGTGGACTAAACAACACACAGTAATAGATCCTCAAGGTAAAGGGGCATTCAAGTACGTCTTTAATTAAATGAAAGTTCCAAATTCTATGAAGAATATAGGAAAGGGTATTTCCAATTTCATTAGCAATCCTAATGCAGTTGCTAGTGCGATGGGTGTTCCTGCGTCTGAACAAACTGTTGATATAAAAGCTACAAATTTAGGATCAGAACCTGTAGTAAAACCAAAAGCAACACCAAAACAAAATCTTGTTCCAGATCCAAAGAAAACTGGAGCTATTACCAAAAAGAGAAGAGGAAGACCAAAGAAATTTAAGACACTTGCAGAGGTACAGGCAGATATAGATTCAAGAAATCCAACCTATAGGAGTCCTATTACAGGAGGTTTATTGCCAGGCAAAGGACCTAAAGTAAAGTCATTAGAAAAAGTAGGACTAGGTGAAAAACAGGTCAAGAAGAAAGTAAAAAAAGACATAAAAGATGAGTTTGATATAGATCCTAAGATGAAGAAGGCATTTATGGATGCCTTAGCACTTCCTGCTAAGTCTGCTGCTGTTGCAATGACAGACTTATTAGAGAAAATTCCTGCACCAAGTAAGGAAGCATCTAAGTTAATGAACAGAAATATATCTAAGATATCTCAGTCATTCAAGTTAGGTGCTGCCAGTTCTGAGGTTGCTAATGATGAGGCAGATAACGACAAGAAAGAAGATAATAAAGGAGGTACTATTCTTGGTGGTCTTCTAGGAAGAGCACTTCAATTTATTCGTGGTAAAACTGGTGGTGGAGATTCATCTGGTGGTGGAGATCAACCACAATTACCAGGTTCATCACCACAACAAAACTTGTTGCCAGGTGCAGCTGGAGATCCATCATACGGAAGACGTGCACCATATACAGGAACTGCTGATGGTATAGGACTTGGTGATCCTAAAACAGGTGAGAGAGCAATGCAACCTATCAAGAAACGTAAGAGTCTTGCTAGGAAACTATTCAACATGACACCTATGGGCATGGCATTTAATGCAGGAAACAAATTGTTTAAAGGTGTGCAGAATATTTCACAGAGTAAGACATTTAAAAATATTAAGGGTATAGCTGGTAAAGCATTTGGTATGACACCTGTAGGTATGATGGCAAAGTTCATGATGAAGAACAATCCTATTATGAAGAGAGTATTTAATAAAGAACAGACTACAAACTTAACAGAACTTACAGATAAAACTATACAAGCAAACAGAGATAGTGCTGATGAAAAGACTCAGAAGCAACTTGATGTTGCATCTGGCACAGGTGCAGCAATAGCAGCATCATCGAAGAGTCCACCACCACAGCAAGCAGAGGGTGGAGAACTTGCTAATCCTAAGATCAAAGGATCACCTTACATTGAAGTATACAACACCACTTCGCAATTCTAATGTCAGTCAATACACAGTCTAATTTTCAACTAGTAGATTTCTTCATTGCGGATTATCCTCCCATTGGAGTTAATCAGGTATTATATGTCAGATACACTGAAGATATAATGTCTGCTACTACTCTTATGGAGATACAAGTAACAGATAGTGAAACTGGTTTTTTATCAGAACTACAAGGTATGGAGAACGTATTCATCCGTATATCAGATGCTGATAACGCAACAGAAATAGGTGGTGATTTTGTTATCTATGATATACAAGATAGAAGAAACGTAGGTGGTAAGTCTTCAGCAGTGTTAATGTTATGTCGGACGGATTTTTTAAACAATGCGGGCAACAAAATATCACGTAGATTTGGTAAAGGTGCAGGAAAGAAAATACATGATATTGTTAGAAAAGAAATACTAGAGGATTTGCTAGGAGTTACTAAAGAAAGATGTGTAAATTTTGAACCATGTGTTAATAATTTTTCATTTGTATCACCATATTGGAATCCATTTACAGCAATAAGATGGTTAGCATCAAGGGCAATACCAGCTACAAAAGGTAGTGGTAAGGCAGCGACTGCAGGATATGCTTTTTATGAGACAAGATCAGGTTATAATTTTGTGTCATATGATTCTTTCGCTAGTAAACCATCTGTAGTGAGAATGGTTATAGGACATGAGGGTGAAGAGTTAGAGGAAGAAGATGATAAAGGTATACTTGCAATTGATAAATTAACAATTGAATCATCAGTTGACTTACTTGCAGGACTAAATTTAGGATCGTATTCAAGCAATGTTATGACACTAGATCTAAAGAACATGCAGTATAAAGAATATCCTTTTAACATCAATAAATATTATCAAGATGTCAGTCTTATGAACTCTAATAACACACCTGATTTCTTCACTGGGTTTGAAAATAACAGGACATATACTAGAATCATGTCTAAGATATCAGATTCTGCATTGTTTACTACTGGAACATATACACAAGGATTTACAAAACAACTTTCACAATCTAGTCTTAGAGAAAAATTGTTTTATAATAAAAAAGTTGTGGTAGAATTTGTATCAGATTACTCACTAGAAATAGGAGAGGTTGTGCAATTAGATATCTACAAAGGTACAAGTGACAGAGAGCAAGATTATGCAAATTCTGGTAAATATGTTATTGGTAGAATAGAAAGAACATTCAAAAGTAGTGAAGATAAAATGACAACTAGAGCAACTCTATATACTGACTCCGATGGTACAGAGGATACCGAGGCAGAAACATGAATGAAAATGTCGCTAATTTTATAGGTAGAGAGGGATTCAACTGGTGGGTTGGACAGGTGGAGAATGATGGCAACAAGTTTTGGAACTCTGAATTAGAAGATGGTTTAGGAGATTTTGATTATAGTGATTTTGACTGGACAAACAAAGTAAAGGTTAGAATTGTAGGATATCACAATCCAAATAGAAAAGAGTTACCAACACAAGATTTACCATGGGCACAGGTATTGATGCCCCCAATATATTCACAACGTTCTGGTGTTGGATCCATACATCAATTACATGTTAATAGTTGGGTTGTTGGATTCTTTATGGATGGCACGTCAGCACAAATTCCTATTGTTATGGGAAGTATTACTGACGAAAATCCTAGTGGTGGTTATGGAGTAGAAGGTGGTAGAGAAGAAGGATTTGCACAATTAACAACTCCAACATATTCTGTAAGAGATCATGGTGAAGATGGTAGTTCTGCTGCAAACACTGGTAGTACAATACAGAAAAATGAAGAGAGTGGTGTAGATGAATCACCTACTAAAAACGAAGGACATAAACATGAAGAAGGAACCGTAGATGATAAGAATGAACGTGGTGCAGCAAAGGGAGAAAGTGAAAAACAAAAAGCAGCAACAGAAAAACAAAAGGTTACAGTCCAAGTTGGTAATGGTAAGTGTGGAGCAGAAACTGCAACTAAATTAGAAGCACCCATGGCAGAGTTCATGAAATTTGCTCGTGGTATAGAAAAGAATGATATAGATGAGTTTATTGATAAAGCAACTGGTAAAGTTGTTGACCTAGAATATGAAATTAATATAGTATCACAACGTATACAAAAGAAACTTACAGGACTAACTGCTAATATCAAGGGAGTAGTCATGGAAGAGACTAACAAACTTGTAAAAGAAGGACTTGCCGAACTAAGTATTCCAGATCCAGAATTAGATACTGCAGTCAGAAAACAACTAAAAGATGTTGGTGATCTTGTATCATGTCTATTCAAACAAATGATAGGAGAACTAGGTGACTTTATCAAAGGTATGCTTAGTGATCTAGTAGAAAAGGTATTGGACACCGCACTATGTCTTATTCAAAATATGCTTGGTGACATCATGAAGAAGTTGATGGATAAAATTCAAGGTGCACTAGGTATACTAAAAGGTGTTACAGGTGCTATCAAAGGTGCAAGAGATAAAATACAAAACTTACTTAATAAAGTAGGAGATTTTATAGATCTATTTTGTGATGGTGCTTTATCATGTGCTATAGGTGCATCTGTATTTGAGACAGGTCTTGGTGCAAAGGCAAAAGGTAATGATGCAACAGCAAAACAAATTGCACAGTATGCAGTCAAACCACCAAATTCTATATCAATCATAGGTAATGGTATACCTAAGAATGGATTTGTTCCATCTATAGATCGTAATGGTGTGAAGAAAATATTCAACACTGCTACTGGTGCACTTGTTGATCTTAATAGTGCAGCTGGTATTGCAACTGGTTTGACAGAAAAGGCATTTGACACACGAGGACCTCTTGAGAAGTTTGAAGGTATTAACTTCTATGATTCCTCTGGTGATATTGCATCATCAGCAGTCAATTGTTCTAACTCTATACTAAACAAGAAACCATGCTTCCCAGAAATGGTATGGGATAATCTACAATCAACAAGTCCTATCAAAGCGTTACCTATTGTTGATGATATAGGACAGATTCTAGGTGTATTCATGCAGAAAAAAGGATCTAACGTTAATTTAGAAGCACAAGTTAGAGCACAGTTTACATGTAATGAACCAGAAGGTAGTGGTGCTCAGTTTAAACCTAACATTGTAAATGGTCAAGTAGACTCTATTGAAGTAATTAATCCTGGCATAGGATATGGATTTGATCCTGCAGAAACATTTTGTCCTAGTGAGCAGTATGCTATTTTGCTTAACAAGATAGGACTACAAGAACATGTCAATGATGGTGAGTTTATAGAACAAATTACTACAGGTAATCCTGATATATTACAGGTAGTGGATACAGAGTATGATGATGACCATATATTAGTTGCAACAATAGATCCCTCATTCAATCCAAATTTAACTGTTGGTTTGCCTGTTAGAACAAAATCTGGACATGAATTTATATTGAACTTTACTAATAAGTTCCCAACACTTGTAATACCACAAGAAGCAAAAGCAATTTACGCTAAGTGTGGTGATATTATTCCTAAATTAGAAGATGTAAGTGTAAACAATGTTGGTAAAAACTATATTGATCCAATAATTACAGTGGGTATAGGAGATAAAAAGAAACAAATTGGAAATGCTACAACGGATTCTCAAGGTAGAATCGTTAAAACAAATGTTACCGAAGCAGTGTTGGGTTTTGTAAAACCTGTCATTGAGGAGAAATCTAGAGGTGGAACTGGAACAGGAGCATCATTAAGCACGGTATACACATACACAAGTCCTAGAGAAATTAAAGAAACTAATGTTTTACCATTAACACAATATATTGACTGTGTTGGTCATCCTATGATAAAATCTATGATAGAAGATGAAGAAGTTACATTAACTGATACAGGATTTAATTTAGTAAATAATCAAGATACTTCAACTACGACAGATAGTGCAACTACAGTAGTGTCAACTCCTACAGTTGCAGATCCAGTATCAACACCTGTGACTCCATCCACACCTACCACACCATCTACTCCAAGTGCACCTTCTACTCCATCGACTCCCTCAGCACCAAGTGCTCCAAGTGCTCCATCTGCTCCAAGTGCACCAAGTTCTCCTAGTTCTCCATATGGAGGTGGATACTAATGGCGATTAATCCTTTTACAGGTGGTACCGATAATCCAAACGAAGCACCTGATGTAAAAATACAATATCCATACAACTGGGTACAAGCAACCTCAGCGGGTCATATGTTCGAGATGAACAATACTGAGGACGGAGAATACATACGTTTGCTCAATGCAAATGGTAATTTTCTTAATATAGATGAGAAGAATAACAACAACTTAGTTTCATATAATGATACATATATCTTATCAGACCATAATCTTGTTATAAGAGTCGGTAAAGACATCAACAACGACAGGATGGCATTACATATTGTCGGTGATGTTAACCTTTATGTTGAGGGTAACATGCATAGTGAGGTTGAGGGTGACAGATTTGATAGAGTGAATGGTAACTACCAGATGCAAGTCGGTGGTGTATGTACTATTCAGTCAGATGAGAACATGGCAATACAAGCCAAGAATGAGATGAAGTTAGAATCAAATGCCTACACAAACAAGACAACGTTCTTGGAAAATGACTTGAGTGAAGGCGGTTCTGTAAAAGAGAACGTAAAAGGTAATTATGAAGTCAAAATATTAAAAGAAACATCTACATTTTCTATCAACAGTCAAGGAGACTTCCGCACAAAAGCATATGGATGTCGCTATGATCAGGTTGGTGGTAACTTTATGACTCAAGTGGGTGGTAAATCTAGAACACAGATAGATGGTGCAGATATATCATGTATAAATGGAGGTGCATTCGTTTCAATGATCTCCGAACCTGATAGTAATGCCTATAAATTAAATGTACAAGGAACCATTAAGATGGATGCCAGTGGCAACGTTGATATTGATGGATCTGAGATATACTTGAATTGATTGTAGAATTCAATTAGCAACATGACACAACATCACATGTCAGTAACAAAGCAAGAAGCAGAATTTCTTAAGAGCATTCTTGCTGCACATTTAGACGATTACGTCGAAGAATTAGTAAGAGAAGATAAAACAGACAATGCTATGAAGCATATGCAGGAGAATAGACAGGCAGGACTTGACCTTATAAGTAAGGTTGAAGAAACAATTAGACGAGCAGCAAGGGCGGGTAACGAGACCTACTTTACAAAGTCTGATTGATATGCTATCATTATATGATATTCTATCCTTTTCATTAATGTTTTACGACGAACAAGAAACACTAGAGAAAGTCATAGTTGACATTCCATCAAGAACATTTACAATAGTAAGTGACAGGGGCGATACCAAGAAAATCTCATGTAACTCTGACCAGTTTATGAGAGTGCTTGAGATCGTTCGTGAAATGGTTCCAGTTACAGATGTGAGTTACGTTTAATGTCTTACAATCACACATATGCACAAATCAAAGACATCCTAAAATCTAATCCCAAGATTACTAAGGATGTTATGCTTCAAGTTGCTCAATTAGCAATTATTGAAACTATGGGTTCGGAGTTGCCAGAGGGCACAGAAATTAAATGGGATAGTAAACTAAGTGATGACTTATTGCTAGACAGTCTATCAATGGTAGAACTTGTCATGTTCTTAGAAGAGTGTTTTAGTATTGAGATTCCTGATGAAGAAGCGGGAAACATAGTCACTGTTGGCGATGCCTGTGGAGTAATTAAGAAATGTAAGGCAAATAAAGGTAAAAAGAAAACAATTAACGCTGCTAAGTATAAGAACAAACAAACTCCTGTTCCTCATCCAGATAGTCCTTTGATGTCTAAAAAACCTTTAGAAGGTATGAACAAGACAATTCCTAGTGATGCAGACTTATCAGAACTTGAGTGATACTTTTTGTGAATGGTTTGAGGGAGAGTTTGATAACTGGACACAGGCAGCATCAAACCCTACAAAATGGGCACATATAATAGTAAAGCACGAGAAGATTGATGAATACAAATATCATACGTCTTCTCGTTACAGTTACATGCAAAAACCATACAGAGAACAAACTGTAGAGGTGGAATATGTTTGCCCTGATTTAATCATAGTGCATAATCCTGCATGTGATATGGTTTTCAAATGGAGAGAAAAATATTTTGAGGGGGAGTCTGAGCCAGAGTGCTGTTGGAATGGCGAACCATTAGAGAGTAAAG